CAACACATCCTGTTTTAGCTGAAGCTGTAACACAGTTTCAAGCACAAGCTTATAAAGAATTATTACCAAGTGATGGACCTGTAAGAACACAGATTATAGGAGTTAAAAGTCCACAAACAGAACAACAAGCACAACGTGTAAAAGATTACATGAATTATTTAATCATGGATCAAATGAAAGAATACGAAGAAGAGTTTGATTCTATGTTATTTCACCTACCACTTGCAGGTTCTACATTTAAAAAAGTTTACTACGATGTACCACTAGGTAGAGTTGTGTCTAAGTTTGTACCTGCAGATGAATTAATCGTGCCTTACACTGCAACTTCAATTGAAGACGCAGAGGCTGTAATACACGTTGTTAAAATATCTGAAAATGAGTTAAGAAAACAACAAGTAAATGGTTTTTATACTGACGTAGAGTTAGCACCACCAAGTAGTGTTGAGCAAAACTCTGTAGAGAAAAAAGAGCGTGAGTTAGATGGCACTAAAAAATCTGGTAAACAAGAAACAATTTATACTTTGTTAGAGTGTCATGTAAATTTAGACTTAGAAGGTTTTGAAGACGTTGATAGTCAAGGTCAAGCAACAGGAATAAAATTACCCTACATAGTAACTGTAGAAGAAGGTAGCCGAACAGTTCTCTCTATAAGAAGGAACTATGCGCCCGATGATCTAAAGAAAAATAAAATCCAATATTTCGTCCATTTCAAATTTCTGCCAGGACTTGGTTTTTATGGCTTTGGGTTGATACATATGATTGGCGGATTGAGCAGAACAGCAACAGCTGCTCTCCGTCAATTATTAGATGCAGGAACATTATCCAACTTACCTGCGGGATTTAAACAAAGGGGTGTAAGAGTTAGAGATGAAGCATCACCAATACAACCAGGTGAGTTTAAAGATGTAGATGCACCAGGTGGTAATCTAAGAGATGCTTTCTTTCCTCTACCATACAAAGAGCCATCACAAACTTTATTAAACTTATTAGGTGTAGTTGTATCTGCAGGCCAAAGGTTTGCAGCTATAGCCGACATGCAAGTAGGAGATAGTAATCAAGCTGCAGCTGTTGGAACAACTATTGCACTTCTAGAACGTGGTTCAAGAGTAATGTCTGCTATACACAAAAGATGTTACGCGGCTATGAAAGATGAGTTTAAATTATTATCTAAAGTTGTATCACAATACTTACCACCAGAATATCCATATGACGTTGTAGGTGGTGCAAGAAATATTAAACAAGCAGACTTTGATGACAGAATAGATGTCATACCAGTTGCAGATCCTAATATATTTTCAATGTCACAAAGAATTACTTTAGCGCAAACACAGTTACAACTTGCAACATCTAATCCCAATATACATAACTTGTATCAAGTATATAGAAACATGTATGAGGCCATAGGTGTTAAAAATGTAGATGCAGTTTTACCCCCACCTGCACCAACAGCACCAATGGATCCTAGTATGGAACATATAAATGCTCTTGCAGGTAAACCTTTCCAAGCTTTTCCAGGCCAAGATCATAGAGCCCACATAACTGCACACTTAAATTTTATGTCAACTAACATGGTTAGAAATAATCCTGCAATAATGGGTGCAATACAAAAAAATATTTTAGAACACATAAGTTTAATGGCACAAGAACAAGTACAATTAGAGTTTAGAGAGCAAATGCAAGAGATGATGTTAATGCAACAACAAGCAGCAATTAATCCTATGGTGCAACAACAGTTACAAATGATGACAAATCAGATTGAAGCTAGAAAATCTATCTTGATTGCAGAAATGACAGAAGATTTTATGAAGGAAGAGAAAAAAATTACATCACAATTTGACAATGATCCGCTTCTAAAACTAAAATCTAGAGAAGTTGACCTACGTGCGATGGAAAATGAGCGTAAAAAAGACAGCGACAAAGCTCAACAAGACATTGCAAGAGCAAGATTAATGCAATCAGGTGAAAATTTTGATGAAAAACTAGAGCAGAATGAAGATTTAGCTAAATTAAGGGCTGGAGTAAGTCTTGCAAAGACTGGAATTCAAGATGCTAAGATAATGATAGACGATTAATTATGCCATTGACAGAAAAAGGTAAAAAAATTATGAAATCTATGAAGAAACAGTATGGTAAGAAGAAGGGAGAAACTGTTTTCTATGCATCTAAGAATAAAGGTGTTATAAAAGGGGTGGATAAAACCAAAAAAAGGAGCAAAAATGCAAAAACTTGATAAAATTAAGGAAGTTAAAGTTGCAGATCAACAAGTTGAGATAGATCCTAGATCTAAAACAACTGCTGACAAAGCTTTTAACTATATTGCAACAGGAAAACCTGAGATGCCAGTTGGCGGTCAGAATGCAATGTTGCCAGAAAAGAAAAGAAACTCAAAAGCGTACTAATTTATGTGGTTCAGTGCTATTAAATTAGCGATATCTGCTGGAAGTAAGATATACGCCAATAAGCAGAAGGCCAAGATGGCCATGTCTGATGCTCAGTTGTTACATGCAGAGCGTCAAGCTCGTGGTGAGGAAGCTTACCAAGGTAAATTACTTGAGGCTAGACAATCAGACTGGAAGGACGAAGCCGTTCTTATAATTTTAAGTTTGCCCGTGTTGGTGCTTGCATATGCAGTGATATCGGATGATCCAACAGCGATGGACAAGGTAAAATTATTCTTCGAGATGTTCTCGCAGCTTCCTGGGTGGTTCACTAATTTGTGGATCCTTGTCGTGGCGAGTATTTATGGTATAAAGGGTACACAGATTTTTAGAAACGGAGGAAAAAAATAATGCCAAATAAATTTCACAGACAAAATTTTAGAATGGGAACTAATCCGTTTTCAAGAAAATCTAACATTCAAAAAATAGCAGAGGTTTTTGGACCTAAAAAAACTAAAGTTAAAAAAGATAAAAAGCCTAAAAAAAGAATGATGGCTAATAAAGGCGGTGGAGCCGATACTGGTACAATGGGAGAAATAAAAAGTAAGCTAGGTGTTTTAACAGATAAAATGAAAAAAATTAAAATGCCAGGTAGACTTACTGATGAAGATAAAGAGAAAATAAAAAAAATTGTGCAGGAAAAAAACTTAGCTTATACTCTTGCTAAATCAAGAGAGCCAGAGGGTAGACTGTCTAATAAAGATATTAAATTAGCAAAAGAAGAATTAGGAATGAAAAAAGGTGGATTAGCTAAAAAGAAAAAGAAATTCCCTGATATATCTGGAGATGGTAAAGTAACCATGAAAGATGTATTAATGGCAAGAGGTGTAATACCTAAAAATAAAAAAGATAAAAAGAAGGTAATTTAATGACTAAACTATGTCCTAGAGGTAAAGCTGCAGCCAAGCGAAAATTTAAAGTGTACCCGTCAGCATATGCTAATGCCTACGCTTCTAAAATCTGTGCAGGTAAAATCAAAGATCCATCTGGTGTAAAAAGAAAAGATTTTAGAGGTAGCAAAGCTGAAGGTGGATTAATGGAAGCAACTGCTAAATTAAAAAGACAAGGATACCTTAGAGGTGGTGTTGCTAGAGGTTGTGGAAGAATTTTACCAGACAGAAAAAAAGTAACTAAGTACGCATAATGCCATGGCGAAAAACGGACTTGATAAATGGTTTGCTCAAAAATGGGTAGACATAGGAAGTAAAAAGAAAGATGGATCTTTTGCTAAATGTGGAAGATCTAAACAAAAGAAAGATGCAAAACGTAAATATCCAAAATGCGTCCCACTAGCTAAAGCTAGACGTATGACGGAAGGCCAAAGAAGATCTGCCGTATCTAGAAAAAGAGCGGTGGCTCAAGGTGTAGGTGGAAAACCAACTAATGTTAAAACTTTTACTAAAAGAGCGAAAGCAATGGGTGGTGGTTTTATGGCTAGACGTATGGGTATGATGTAATGAGAAGACAAGATAAGCAACCACCAAAAACTAAAAAGTATTTCAGATCTACAAAGTCTGGAGCAGGGATGACTAAGGCTGGGGTCGCCCGATATAGAAGAGAAAATCCTGGCTCAAAACTAAAAACAGCGGTCACTGGCAAAGTCAAACCAGGATCTAAAGCTGCTAAAAGACGTAAATCATTTTGTGCGAGATCACTTGGACAAATGAAAAAATTTCCTAAAGCCGCTAAAGACCCTAACTCAAGACTAAGACAGGCTCGCAGAAGATGGAAGTGTTAATATGAGAAAAGCAAAAATGGGTGGCGGTATGATGATGAAAAGACCTGGAATGAAAAAAGGTTCTATACCACCACAATTAAAAAAGTTCGTAATGGCTAAAAAGAAAAAAGCTAAGATGAAGAAAGCCAAAGCATAATGAAAAAAGCTAAGGCAAAAATAAAGAAAGTTATGAAGGGTTTGCAAAAAGCATCTAAGACACACGCTGCTCAAGCAAAAACTTTGAAAGGAGTCATAGGTGGCAGATCCAAAAAAAGGAACGGGTAAAAAACCTAAAGGCTCTGGTAGAAGACTTTATACGGACGAAAATCCAAGAGATACCGTCCGTATAAAATTTGCAACACCTACAGACGCTAGAAAGACAGTTGCAAAAGTTAAAAAAATATCAAAACCTTTTGCAAGAAAAATACAGATCCTTACTGTTGGAGAACAGCGTGCCAAAGTAATGGGTAAATCACAAGTCGCTGCTATTTTTAAGAAAGGCAAAGATGCAATTAGAAACCGTCGTAACAAAACTAATTAAGTTCATGAAAGCTAGGTCAGAGGCTCTAGCACTGTCGGTCACTTCAGGTAATATTGACAGCATGGAAAAATATAGATATATAATAGGACAAATAGCTGCTATAGAAGCAGTGCTACAGGAACTCTCTAACCTGCTAGAAGATAAGGAGCAAAATGGAAAAGGAACAGTCATCAATATTGACACCAAAACCAAAAATTGAAGTACCAAACAATTCTTTAGTTGGTGTTAAATCAGAAAAAAAACAAGAACCAAAATTACCAAAACCAACAGGTTGGAGGCTTTTAGTTTTACCTTTCAAGATGAAAGAGACAACTAAAGGTGGATTAGTATTAGCTGAAACTACTTTAGAAAGGCAACAAGTTGCATCTCAAGTGGGATTGGTTATGGCCATGGGTCCACAATGTTATCAGGATAAAGAGAGGTATCCAGAAGGTCCATGGTGCAAGGAGAAAGATTGGGTTATGTTTGCGCGTTATGCAGGCAGCCGAATCAAAATAGATGGTGGGGAAATGCGTCTGCTAAAC